CTGTCGATGGAGTCCGCTCGTTCATCATCGCTCGTCGCTCGTTCAACGACTGGGGAAATACCCCAATCAGCAACGAGGTTCTGAACATCATCGAAAACGATCAGACGAACTTGCTGTGGGCCAGTTCTGCTGTCGTGTTCGACAATCGATTGCTGATGACTTCTCAGCCTCGGTACAACGCTGAGGGAGTCATTCACAAGTCGCTCGCTGTTCTTGATTTCGACCTGATTACGTCGCTGCGAAAGAAGTTTCCTCCTGCTTGGGCTGGCATTTGGACTGGCCTCAACATCTTGCAGCTCGTCAAGACTGAGAACGCTTACGGAGACGCTTGCTTCGCCATCGCTCGCGGATCGGATGGTACGATTCAAATTTGGGAAATCACCAAGTCCGACAAGTTCGACTACAACCTGACTGACGGTAAGAAGGAAATCGAGTGGCTGGTTCAGACTCGCGCCTACAACTTCGAAGTTCCGTTCGGACTGAAGCGGCTCGATTCGGGCGACTTGTTCATCGATCAGCTTGAGGGAGACGTTTCGTTCAACGTCACCTATCGCCCAGATCAGTATCCAGGTTGGATTGAGTGGACTGATTTCTCGGAATGCGCGACGACGACGCAGTGCTTGGACTTGTGTCCGCTGACGAATTTCAAGCCGCAGTATCGTCCGAAGATGCGCTTCCCGACTCCTTCGGATGCGCCATGCAACGAGACAATCAGCACTCCTGCTCGGAATCTGTACGAGGTTCAGGTGATGTTGAGCATCATCGGATACTGCCGCATCAAGAGTCTTCGCGTTCACGCTTACGACGTTCAGGAGCCTTCGGTTGGAGATTGCAGGACGGTTTATCCTGCATGCACTCCGCTAGATGTCTGTGACATCAATCCGCTGACGTACACATCGGAAGCAGTTAATCCTCTCGCATAATATGCCAAACCTTACGCTCATCACGCTTACGCCGCCGAATCTTCCGGTTGGATATTGCCCGAACAACTACCAGCAGTTGGCCAACGATATCGTCAGCGGCACTCAGGCGAATTTTAACAGCGCGATTGGAAACTCGTTCTTCAATTTCGGACCCACTACTCCGTCGCTGAACAATCAGGTTTATCCGTGGTTGGATGAGAATGGTAACTGGTGGGTGTTCAGCAATGGCTATTGGTTGCGCCAGCATCCGGTTCCTGCCGGTGGCGCGGAGCGTCGTATTTATGTCGGAACCACGACCGACCTTCAAACCTACGACGGCGGAAACACTAGTGCGCCAAGCAACTGGTCTGGACCGATGTGGGAAGTTGACACTGCGTTCAATGCTCGCTTTCCGGTCGGTGCCGGAGCGTTTGCGGCAAGCGGAACCGTAAGTGTCAACGGAACGACCACATCTACCGCCGTTGCTGGCGAAGACCAGCACACGCTTGTACTTGGAGAAGTTCCTTCGCATACGCATCAGATTCTCGATCAGTACATCAATCTGGTTCAGCGCGGAACCGCAGACAGCGGAGTCTTCAGCGCAACCAATCGATCTGAGGGTACCGCCAACTTGCTGCCGACCACATCGTCCGGCGGCGGTGCTGCCCACAACAATCTTCCGCCGTTCTACGGTGTTTACTTCATCAAGCGAAGCAGCCGAGTCTACTACACCAAATGAAGCTGATTGTTCAGGACATCCGCTCGACCATAGCTCGCGTCATCGGTACATGTGTCGATGATTCGCGCGTTTATGATTACATCAATCAGGCGTGTCGAAGGCTTCTACACAAGGGGCTTTGGGCGGGTGCTTACGGACGCTTCACGATTCATACCGTCGGCGGGTGCATCACTTGGCCGCGACAGATCGAAACCATCGAAGCTGTAGCCGATTGCTGCGGAGTCGGAACGGTTCGGAACCAGTGGTTCGAATTTCAAGAAACCGGATATGGACTCCTCAATGGCAATCAAGTCTGCATTGGAAAGCAGCTTATTGATCGTGGTACTGTGGTTTCTTACCGCGACATGTCTGGTGGTCTTAATAGCTATCTTCGAGTCTACCCTGGTGACGCTTCGGACGTTGGCAAAACCATCACCTTGCAGGGCGTCGATCAGAACGGTCAGTGGATTCGAACGCAGTCAGGCGGCGTCTGGATCGACGGTGAAAAGCTGACGCTCGCTTTGCCGTACGTTCAGTCCACCAAGAAGTTCACCGAACTGACCGGCGTCATCCGCGAGGCTACGAACACGGTCAGCCGGTTGTACGAGTACGATGCGACGACGACGCTGGAGACTGATCTGGCTGTCTACGATCCTGACGAGACGTTGCCGCAGTATCGTCGCAGTTACTTGGCCGACCGTTGCAACAACGAGGCCGACAAGCCGGTGACGGTCATGGCGAAGATGCGCCATATCAACGCGACGAGCGTCAACGACTACCTCATTCCTCCGTGTCCTGACGCCATCAAGCTGATGGTCATGGCGATTCGTAAGGAAGAGAACGATTTGATTCAGGAAGCAGTGGCCTACGAAGCCAAAGCCATTCAAGCTGTGCAGGAGCAGACGATGCAGTACATGGGCGATGCGGTACATACGATCCGCATGGTCGGCGTCGGATTGAACGGCGGCGGATTCTACCAATGGTTCTGAAAAGCATGGGTAAACTTTTCCAGATTTGCGGTCTTCCAAGATTCGGATCGGCATTCATGTCGGTCCTTTTCTCGTTGGAACCCGATTGTCTTGGAATCCATGAGCAGGGTGCGACTGATCCGAATTGGAAGCGTTCGATTGAAGAGTATCGCGAACGGTACAAGTACGTCGCTGATTGCTCGACTTACGGATATCTTCCGAAAGCTGTCGTCGAGGATTCGGTGAAGGTCTACGTCAAAAAAGATGCTGAAGCGTCGGCCAAGGAATGCACCGAACGATTTGGCTACGAAATCCATCTTCCTTCGGTTCAAGCGTTGCGCCAATACGCTGATACATGGGCGTCATTGCACGGCGTGATGACGATTGGTGAAGGAGAACTTTTTAAGGTGGATACTTTGAGGCGTGTGTGGGTTCATTGCTTCCAGAACGAGCGAGCTTTTCCCGAGGAGAAGGTTGCGCGTCTGGTTACCATGAACATCCAACGTCACGAACCTGAAAAGGTGTTCTCGATTGAGAATGGCAATCGTCTTGTGAAGGAGGTTTTTTGATTTATGGGAGCTATTCTAGGTGGTGCGGCAATCTTGGGTGCTTCGAGCTTGCTTGGCGGTTTGCTCGGTAAAGGCAGCAAGCCAAAGATTCCAGAGCTCAAGCCGATTGATTTCGCGCAAGAACAGACAAATGCGATTCGCCAAAACATCGCATCGATTGAACCCGCCACCGAGTTGGCCAAGAAAACGACCGCTGCCGAGCAGTCTCAGCTTGAGGCCCAGCTTCGTCGCGCCATTCCTGGCTATGACCAGATGGTTCAGCAAGCGAGCCAGAACATTGGTGCCGCGCTGAAGGGAGAGCTTCCTGCGGATGTTCAGGCGCAGATTCAGCGTTCAACCGCTGGTCGTGCGCTGACCGGAGGTTTTGGCGCAAGCTCTGGATTCGGTCGTGCGCTGACCGCTCGCGACTTGGGTCTGACCAGCTTGCAGCTTCAAAATCAGGGTCTTGCCCAAGCTCAGAACTTCATTCAGCAGCAGCGCGCGTTCGGCATGACTCAGCCGTTCTCGGTGAGCAGCATGTTCATTACTCCGGCTCAACGTGTCGGCGTGATGCAGCAGCAGCAGCAGGCGCAGTACAATCGAAACCTGCAAGCCGCTCAGGTGGCTGCGATGCCTGATCCTACGATGGCTGCTATCGGAAGCGCGATTTCTCAGGCTGGCGGATTCGCTGGTGGCGCGTACACGCAGCGCGGATTGATGCAGCAGATGCCATCTAATCTGTACGCAACCACCCCTGGCGGCTCTCCTAGCGTAAGCAGCACCACAATCGATTACAGCACGGGTGAAACTGGTTATTTGAATCCGATGTCACCCGCTGCTACTTACGCTGTTCCTCCGTCCACTTTCTACCCCGGAAGATTAGGCTGATTTTATGGCTGACGAAACTCTTCAAGCATTTCAGCTCGGTGCTTCGCTCTACGACCGCGCGCAGACGCAGAAGCGGATGATGGAGCAGTTTAAGCTCCAGTCTGCGGAGTCTTTGATTCAGCAGCGTGGCATGCAGCTTCAGAATCAAATTCGAGATTTGCAGTTGGCTGATGCCATTGGCGAACAAGAAGCTCAGGTTGCCGAGTTCAAGCAATTCTCTGATCTTAGCAAACAGGTTGGAGATTATTTGGACAATCCGAAGGAGGACGCAAAATTTCCGGTTGTTCCAGTCTTCAAGTCTAAACAGTTCAGGCTTGAGGCTGATAGGATGCTCAACAATCTGGAGCGGTATTCTGCTCGGGCAAAGTTGTTGAGGGCCACTAACCGCGCAGAAGCGCAAGCTGACGCCATAGCTGCATCAACTCTTAACGAGGCAATTAAACTTGGAGCTGTTAAGAGGGACGCCAATGGAAAACTCGATATTGACGTTGATCTTCTAAACAAACGCTCAGAGGAGCTTAGGAAGGCCAATCTTGCCAAAACAACAGCTCAAACCACTGGATTGATTGGTAATCTTGAGGTTGCTAGAGGCAAGCTGAAGATTGCTGCCGATAATCTGGACAGGCTCACTAGAGAAGGAGCAGCTAAATCTGAACTCGATAAAGCTAGGTTTGAGTTCAAGCAAGCACTCGACACGGAAGCCGCTCTTCTCAACGAGAAGAAGTTTGAGTTTGAGAAGGGTGCTACAACCAGAAAACTGGATATTGAGCAGGAAAAGGCAGACACAGCAAAAGCCAAAGCAGAGCAACCCGGAAAACTTCCGGCTCCAACCAAGCTGGACTTGGATGAACTTGAGTTTTCAGAGGCTGTTCTTAACGGAATCAAGCCTCTTGAGCCTTATCTGACTCAGGATATTTTTGGTCCAGCATTCAATATCAAAGTAAAAGCTGGAGAAGTGTTTGGCGGTTCTCTTCCAGAAAAAACTGTAAATCAGTTTTACGAAAACATGCGAACCGGCGCGCTATTCAAGCGCGGTGGTAAGGCTTTGACAAAAACTGAGGTTGACCGTGTTACATCTTCAATTGGAAAACCAACTGACGTTGGCTTCGCTGACAGAATTGACACGTTTAAGGAAATTACCGCTCGTTCCATTAAAGACCGTGTTGAGAAGCTGAGAATGCAAGGAATTGACAAAAATCCTCAATACGGAGCTTACGTTAACGAACTTGAGCGTAGGGCGAATGAAATTCTTGGTGTTGAAACTCCAGCAGAGCAACAACAAGAAATCCGCTCGTTTAAAACCATCGAAGAGGCGCAATCTGCTAACCTTCCTGTCGGAACCAGAATTTCGGTCGGAGGCCGTCCTGCAACCATCAAGTAAACACTAACATGGCCGAAATTGTTTTTGACGACGAGGTTCAAGTAACCCAGCAGCAACCTGCTGCGTTGTCTACGCCGCAATCTACACCGATGCGGAAACCTGAAGTTGTTTTTGAAGACGCAGGTTCTCCCGCTGCACTAAATCAAGCTGTTCAGCAATCAGCTAAAGTCGGCCAGCAACGGTTTCAGTCTCAAGATCCGCTTGTTCAACAGTCTGACTTTTACCTCGGCCCTAACAGCGCGCGCAAGTTCCAGAGGTTTGTTGCTGGCAACTACGAGCCTCTGACGGATGAAGATTTTACCGATCAGGAACGAGCGTTCCTGGCTGATTACGAAGGCAAGAGGGCTAGAAAAGTCGCTGCGACTGCTGTCAGATATGGTGGGCCACTAGCTGCCGCATTCATTCCTGGCGGTCAAACGATTGCTGGAGAATCTGCAATCGGTCTTGGATCTGAGCTTTTGGCTCAAACATTAGAGCCTGAAAAGATGCGCCCGTTTCAGGTTATCGCATCTGGAGTTCCTACTCCCAGCATCGCCAAACCTGGAACTGGAACTGGAGTTCGTCGTTTGCTGACCAGCGAAACTGGAGTTCCTCAACAAGCAACGATGGGCGCACAAGTCAGGCGAGAAGCTGCTGCTGGTGGCGCACAATCTCTAGCTCAGGCTGGAATCGAATCTTTTGGTGAAGATGTCACCGGAGGAGAGATGGCGTTGAGGACCGCGATGGGAACCACGTTGTTCCCGGCCATTTCAACTGCTGTTCGTGGAGTTGGGGCATTGGGAAGGGCCGTGCGTGGCGCGCCATCGGTCAGCAAATTCCCCGCTGCTTTTGCCGGTGAAATGCAGCGTCCGTTTACGCAGAAGTTTTTGGAAGACCGCGCTAACCTGATTCGGCAAGAACTTGGGAACGCCGCTGGAATCGACCCTGCTCTTTCGCGTCAAGTTGCTGACACGTTCTACAACCCTGCGTTTTCAGGGTCTTCTCCTCAAGACGTTGAGAACTTTAGAAACACCGTTCAGTCGTTCCTTGAGCAGTCTGTGATTCAGGGCCGTCGTTCCGGTCTTTCTGGAGATGATTTAACTCAGGCCATTGTTGGCGAGCTTGAGCGTGTTTCTGGAAAGACCGATGTAAATCCTGCGGTTGTTGAGTCTGTTATCCGCCAAGCTGATGCGTTGACGGAACAAGCGACTCGAAAGGTTGATGAGTCAATCAAGAAGACCGCCGGATTCAAAGATGAGCGAAACCGCCGTGCGCTTGCATTTGCCCGTCGTGCGGAAGGGCGTCTTCAGGTCGAATCGCAAGAGCTTCAGGATGAGATTGTTCGACTGAGCAATCAGAGAGCGCAGCTTGGTGCTGAAGATGTTGCGAATCGCACTCGCATCGAAGGTCAAATTGCTGGTCTGCAAGATCAGAAAAACAAGATCGAGCAGGGTTTTGACGAGCGTTTTGCTGCTGGTAAACCCGTTTCCGCATTTGAAACAGGTCTGATTGTTGGACGGCAGGGTAACAAAATGCGCGACGAATTCGATGCCGCGCAGGCAGCGGGTTTCTCAAAAATCAGACCTGATCTTCAAGCGACAACCGTTCAAGTTGATTTTGGAAAAGTTGATAAAGATGGAAATCCGGTTCTTGAAACCAAGACGCTGGAAGACCTTCGAAAGATCCGCTCCCAAATTTATCGACTATTCGACTTCAATGCTCCGGTTCAACAGGGGTTCTTTGAGAGCTGGGAAAAGCTCAACAAGATCAACGACCAGATGACTGCGGCGTTCGATGCGAATCCTGCGCTTCGAGATGCTCTCGATGCTCAGAACAAGTCGTATGCTGAAGGAATCAAGCGTTTCAAAGGTGCGTACGTTGATCGAATTCTCCGAAGCATTGGAGAAGGTGGCGGCGCACCTGAAGCTGTGTCGGCAATTGTTGGGCCGCGCGGAGGAACTACGTTGGCAGTTCTGAAAGATATGGCTGGCGACACTTGGGAAACCAACGTGAAACCTGCTTTGTCCGACTTCATCTACAACCAGATTCGAGGAAAGAATCCTGTCGAGTTTCTCAATACTCTGACCGAGGCGAAAGCAGCTCGCGGCAATCTCTCCAAAGAGGTGGCCAACGAGTTCTTCCCGAGCCTCGGAGAAATTCAGGATGTCGCTTCAAAGTACACCTCTATCCTCAAGGAGGAAGAGAAGCTGAAGTCTAGCCTGGAAGAGCTTACCGCTAAGTCAAAATTGCTTGAGTCTGATGTCTCCAATCGCATCGCCGGAGCTGAAACTCGGTTAAATAAAAACCGGGAAGAGGTTGCTGATGTAAAAAAGCGTCTTGCGGCATTTCAGAAGAAGAATGCCGAGCGTGGATTTAAGGGAATTCTGGCGCAACCCGGAGATGACATTGAGGCTCAAAAGGAAATCATCACGCTGCTGGCCGACATCAAGGCCAAGGTGAAATCTGGGGTTTCCATTGATGACGATGTTCTGAAACAAATTGCATCTAACCCTGATGCTACAACGATGCTGCGTGATTTGAATGATTACGTCACGCAACAGGCTCAAACGGCTACCGACTTCCAAGAGGTTGTTGCAGCCGCGATTAGAGGTGGAGAGCTTTACGGAAACATCCCTGCCGGAAACATTGTTGATTTCTTGAAGTCTAAGGGTGGCGGTGTTTATCCGGTTAAGAGAGCAGAGGAGTTCACCAAGATTCTCAAAAACAGTAGGCCAGACCTTCTGGCCGATGCTCAGAACATCGTTCTTGGTCGAATCGTCAAAGACTCGCTTGTCGATGGAAAAAAGGCCATCGATACGGACAAGATGAAAGCGTTGGTTGCCGGTGGCGAAAAACCTGGAGAATACAACGCTTTGGTAAATGAATTGTTCGGTGCTGGCGGCGTGGACAAAATCAGCACGATTGCGGATCAGTTGGCTGTTGCATCCAAGGAAGGTGAAAGCCTTGTTTCAAAATCCATTGTTCCAACGCTTGCTACTGCTGGTGCATACATTGCCAGCGGACTTGGGCCTGCTGGTGTTGCTGGAGGTGCAATTGGCGGTGGTCTTGTTGGTTTTCTTGGCCGTCGAATGGTTTTGAAGGCTATTGGAGATTCTGGTGAATCCGCTGTTGGCCGAATGCTTCAGTCGCCAACATACGTCAAAACCGTCACAACGCCGATCAGCCAGCTTTCCAAGGAGCAGATCGACTTGTTCAATCGAAACTGGTCGAGAATGCTGAAGCTTGAAACTGACCGTGCCATGATGCAGATGGAAGAGGGTCAGTCTGAAGAGAAGCAGCTTCAAGAAATGCGCCGTCAATCTCGTCGCCGCGACTAATGAAAACCTCCCTCTCAAAGAAAGGTAACACCTACCAGGGCAAGAAGGTGACGCTCAACAAGCCGTTCTACACGCCGGGTGAGCGGAAGAAGAGTGCTGTCTACGTCAAGAATCCTGCTGGAAAGGTTGTTATTGTCCGGTTCGGCGATCCGAACATGACGATCAAGAAGTCGAATCCTGAGCGTCGTAAGAACTTCCGCGCGCGGCATAACTGCGCCAGTGCGAAGGACAAGACGACTCCTAAGTTCTGGTCATGCGCCGCTTGGACTGTGGCCTTCATTCTTTCAGTTTTAGTCGGTAACAACTCAATCTAACTATTATGGACAAGATGCGACTCGGTGGCGGCGGACGTTTTGAAAAGCTGGTTGGCCAGCTTGAGAAGAAGGGCGTGAAAGACCCTGCGGCTCTCGCGGCATACATTGGACGCAAGCAGCTCGGTAAGGCGAAGTTCCAATCGCTCGCCGCGAAAGGTCGTCGTCGCGCCATGCGTGAGAAGGCTTCTAGCTCTTCCTACGCTTAAAGCCGTTCGAGGGTTTTTTATCGACGACGAACTTCTCTGGCTCCGCATGAGTCCATGAGATGGTTCCAACGCCGCGCTGGATGATGATCGAGCCGACCTTCTTGTCCTCCTTGTCTCTCAATCCAGCGCGGTCTGCTCTCTTGGCCATGCCAAGCATGAAGCGGCGCGGATGATTGAATCCAAGCTCCTTCATCACAATCACCTCACGCGCCCAGTTCGTCAGATCGGAGCTTCCGAATCCTGAGTAGGCCATGTCTGCCACGCTTTCAGGTTTGTCGTCCTTGCCCTTCGGCTTCGGGAAGTGATGCACCAGCACCAGAACGACTCCCGTCTCCATCATAATCGGCTGAAGCAGATGTCGAGTGAAGTTCGCGCATACCTCAATGTCCGCAGGATTGCCGCCCATGTAGGATAGCAGCGGATCGATGTAGACGATATCCGCCTTCGTTTTCCGAACGAGCCTACGCAGCATCGTCGCGAAATCCGCACCCGTCCGCACCGTTTCGCGGAAGAATAGCATGCCAGCTTGGCGCAAACCTTCCTGCCATCCATGTTGGCCAAAGACCGACATTGCTGCGCCTTTGAGACTGTCGTGCTGATCGGCGATGTCGTTCTCAGCTTGGATGTACGCTATCTTCAGCGGCCTGACTGGCGTAACACCGAACCAAGCCGCTCCTCTGGCCCAGCACAAGCCCTGATAGAATGCCATCGAGCTTTTGCCGCATCCGCTCTGTCCAACGAATAGGAGCGACGATCCGCGACGCAGCCACCTGTCTCCAATCAGATTGTCAGGATCGTTCTCAGGATCGTAGCTGATGATGCTCTCAAGCGTGAACTCCTGAGGCATGTCCTGCGATTCCAGATAGTCCGTGTACGCATCCCAATTCACGGACCCGACATTGATGGCCAACAGCTTCTGCTCCTTGCCATCGCGCATCACGCCTGGAAGCCGAGAGAACCTGCTCGCGTTCTTGTTCTTCGGATCGATTCCAAGAGCTTCTAGCTGGCGATAAACAACGTCGCGACGCTCCGCCCATTCTTCCTTGTTCGCAGCGTCTACTCGCACCCAGCCATGCAGACTCTTGCCGCCAGAATCAATGACGACGGAGAGAGGCAGCTTGGATTCTTTGAGGATCGTCCACTGCTCGTTCTTCGTCTTCTCGTCCATCTCAATGAGGACATGGCGAAATGCTGATACGCCAGAATCAGATCCGCTTTCATCAAGACACGGATTCACTCTGACATACGCGCCGCGACTCTCAGGGCTGTTCCACATGGAACTAATCGGCGGAGTGAAGTGATGCTTTATCCAGTCATCGCGTTTGATGAATGTCCCCTTGGACGCTGGCCTACTACGACCTTCCTCGTCGCTGATGATGTCGTTGCAGATGCAGACAACTTCATCCGGCTCAAAGCAAACCTTGAGGAAATCGATCGTCGTAAACGGTGCAGGTGGCTCAGGAATTGGCTGAACCTTCTGCACGACGAACTTGCCGGTTGCTGATACGGGCGTTCCGCTCTGAGCCGAGAGAAGCCATCCTCTGGGCTTGTCGTGCGAAACCTTCATTGCCTCGTTTATCTTGTGGGCCAGTTCATTCGGTTTCCACGGCGGGAGACATGTCGAGTTCCATTCGGATATCAGCGTCAGCGCATCGTTCTGCGACAGCTCAAAGCCATGCACCAGAGCGGTGGCTACTGCGAATGTTGCGGGATGACCTCCCTGACCGCTGACTGCGCCGGGGGTGTTACGAAGCCATGCTCTTGCACGGTCGATCTTTGATTGATTCATTCGATTCCAAGTTGTTTGCGCGCGAGTTCACCGGACTTGCCAAGATCGGTCTTGGCGATTTCGCGGAGAACAGAATTTGATTTCTCTAATTTCTGAAAAAGGAGAGCCAGCTCTTTGGGAGTCATCAGATACTTGCTCCAATGCTTGATGTGAATGGAGCGAGACTGGAACTTCTCAAAGAGCTGCTCTTGTGCGGTGATGTAAAGTTCAGGGCTTCGCATCCGTCGTCGCCGGAACGAACTTTGACTTAAACTCAGCCTTCGTTCGAACGTAGAGCTTGGTCTTGCCTTCCCTGACGTAGGCCACTCCTGCCCACTTGGTTTCTCCGATCCGTATCTCTACGTCGTCGGAGATGAGTTCAACTTCCACTGAACCGTTTCCTGAGTTCTTGTATTTCATCTTCAGTCGCATCATCGAGGTGGCCGAGTCCAGAAGCATGCCACGGAACATCCGTTTGCTTTACCTGCTTCTTCGGTTTGCTCATCCACCCGCGAAGGATTGCATATTCCACAAGCTCAGGAGCCTCCTTCAACAGTTGTTCTCGCGTGATTTCAGATTTCATCGTGCATGTTGCGTTTTGCGCGTCGTCCGTTGGATCTGCGCATTCCAAGCTCAGACGGTTCTTCGGTAGCGAATCCGCGACGGACAAGCCACTCTTTGTACTTCTTGTCGATGTAGGCGAAGTCGATCTTTGGAGTGGATTCATCGGCATCGGCGACTCGGATGACTGCTTGTTTATGATGGTTCATTTGTAGACTTCAGTGATGTGTCGGTACTGCGCTTCAGCTTGTGTGCAATTCCAGCAGGTATGATTCGGGCCGCATCCGCAGCCCAAAGTCTTGTACAGAACCTTGGCCAACCACTGATACTCATCGATGGCATGGCGAAGCGTTTCGATGTCCGTCTCCTCGGAGAGCGGCTTTGATTTCTCGCTCATAGCACGAACAAGAGGAAATACGCGCTGGTGATGACAACGCCCATCGCGAATGCTGCAATAAGAAGATTCTTCAGCTCCTCAGGGGAAGGTGGCCGACTGCCTCGCATGATCATCGTCCACCTCCCATCGCGTAGTGGAGAATGAGAAGCGCATCAGCGTTCTTGAGCGTGATATCCAGATGCGGATACAGCTCCTGCGCTTTGGCTTTGAGCTTTCGCTTCCACTCGTTGTAATTCGCGCACGATGCTTTCCCTCCCAAGCCAAGAGCCGCTTGCCATGCCTTCGGAGTCGCTCGATGGACAGAATAGCCGTAGGCATAACCAGCAGCCTCAATCCGACCGAGGTTTCTGTGTAGTACGGCCATCGACGAGCTTTTCGTCATGGGAGAAACAAAGAGAGGAAGTTCCTCAATCCATAACTCTGCATTGGCCGTCTTTAGTTGGTTGATCGTCGCGCATATCTCAGGCAACGACTCTGGCATGGACAACAGGATGATGCCGTCCGGTGTGTTCACGGCGAATCCTCCGCTGACTCCAGGATCGACCGCTACGATGGGTTTGTTTGATTTCATTCGCTTAGTAGCAGAGAACCGTCACCTGTTCGGCGGCGATTCTGACTGCTGATTTTGTTGCTCCGTCTTCGCTCCACTTTTCAACTTTCACACGACCTTTGACACGCACCAGCGCGCCATTGTCGATTTCGAGAAACTTCTCTGCCACCTGCCCCCATGAGGACAATTCGAACTCGTCGTAATCCTCATGGAATTTGTTGTTCACATCGGTCCAGTGACGAGCCACCGAGATGACTCGGCGAACCATCAATGCACCTGTCTTGGTTTCTGTCTTGCGACTGATGCCGCGCAGTTCTCCGATCAGAAGGACGACGTTCTCAGTTGGTGACGCTAATTCGACGCTCATTGGAATACACAACCTAGTTCGCGGTAGCACTTCATTCGCTTCTTCGCGTGAAACGCTCCGATTGGATGGAACTTGTCAGAGAAGTCCACGATTGTCGCGCAGTTCTTCGTATCCGTTTTTCTTAATGCACGACTCGCTCGCTGAATCGTTTTCTGCGATGAGCGGCCACCGCTGACCATGATGAGGAGTTCGACGTTTGGTAGATCGAGTCCTTCGTCGGCCAGACTAGTGGCAATCATGGTCCGCAGGTTTCCAGCTTTGAACTCCTCCATGTAGGCGCGCCTGTCCTTCTTTCCGATCTTGGAGTGGACGAGACGAGCGTTCGGAATGCTTGCCTCGTACTCCTCGCCGAGCGTGATGCGCGGGATGAGGATGAGCGTCTGCATGTCCAGATGCTCCAGCGCGTAGTTGATGGCGTACGCATTACGCTCGCGGTTCTGGCAGATGCCGATGTCCACAAGCGATTCCCAGGCGCACATGCGTTTCAATTCGTCATCACTTATCCGCATGTACCGCCGTCTCGCTTGGAACAGTCGGTCGATATTGTCATCGATCTTCTGCTGAAGGCTCAGGTCCGTGGCGTCGCTGATTTCGAGGTATGCGTCGGCCAATGAATCGCCGATATCGCTGCGCTTGATTTCGTAGATGCGACTGTGGAAGAGCGTTCGCGTGATGGCATTCCGGTCGTCATCATCGCACCAGGGGGTAGCGTCGAATCCGTAGCGCAGACCATTACAGGATTCGATTATGCCACGCAAAATACGGGCAGGTGCGTGTTTGCATTCATCCGTTACAAGAAGTTGCTTCTTGCTGAAGTCTACAGACTCATGCGGACATCGAACATCAACGATTCCGTCCGGTACGCCAGCAACCTTCAGCGATGTGCGCGCTTGCTGGCATGTCTCGCGAGTCGGAGCTGTCCATCCAAACGACCAGTCGGGATGCAACTGGTGGTAATGCTTGATGATGCTCGCAGCAATCCATGTCTTTCCGCTGCCAGCAGGTGCGATGATCAGTCCGTCGCTCGTCTTGGCCCACTCGACCGCTTTCTTTTGGTAGTCTCTCAGATTCATAATTTTAGGAAAATTGTCCCTTCGCCAATGGCTTCATCACTGACGAAGGGGTTTGTGCGTATCACACGATACGCATCGCCGTCACTCGGTGATTGCAGGTTGAGGTGGCGGAGCTACTTGCGTCGTCGCTCGCGTCCTAGCCAGCATTTCTCTCACCGCTTTCTCAGCGACAAATCCGACCTTCATTCCATTCGATTTGCAGTACGCACGAAGCTCTTCATGGAGTGCTGCCTCAATGGTGATTACTGTGAATTTTTTCTTGGGTGTGGTATTGCTCATTGAATTATTTCCTTAATCTGACGGTTACGTTCTTTCGTTGAGTTCCTCAACAGACACTCAATCCATCGGTGAGGATCTAGCGTTGCGAGGTGCTTGTGCTTGTTTCTGTCTGAGTAGTTCTTTGCTTCGGTCAGCCCAACCACTCGGATTCCATCAGTCTTGCTACGGAACACGAATGCTGCCGCGAAGAACTGCTCGTCGCTCATGTATGGGAGTTGTTCGCGGCTCACAGCTTGGCCTCCTTGGCTTCTTCCCACGCTTTCAATCGTTGTGGGATTTGATCTACCAACTCGAACTGAATCGGGCTT